ATAGTAAAAAGTAGTCCAAAAATTTTTTATAGGGTCCTAGGTATTAGAAATATACTAGATTGTGGTAGGAATCAACTGTCTTTGTTCTTAACTAGGGATATAGTCCATTCTAGCTCGGGAATCAATCATTATAGAGGGGCTATTATATATGCTCCATAATGTTTTTATATTTATACCAGACCGAAACGGTGTATCTATTTCCCTCTTCAACTCTATTAACTCTATGAGCATATTTTTGCCCATCAAAAAATAGTGTTCTTCCTTTTTTAGGTTTAATTACTGTCCCATTTTCAGAGCAAGTTTCCCCTCCAACAAAATCATCATTAAGATATGTTATAGAAGTTAATGTTGTAATATCTGATGCAAAATCTTTGTGTGGTTTTTGAAAAGAGCCTGTTGGCCAATGTGTAAGTTGTAACCAATCGACACCATTCTTTTCATAAACACGATTATATTTTTTTTCTAAATTTTTAAAAATCCCTAATATTTCTAAGACAAATATATCTCTATAGGCCCTAGCAGATTCTTTATTGTTTTCATAAAAATTTCTTAAAATATTAATCTCTTTATTTGATAAAAAACTATCAATTATTTTATATTTCATATTACATTAAAACTAATTGCTGTTCTTCCTTCACTAAGGTTTTTTTCTTCATCAGAACCATGGCGAAGCCAGCTTGGAAATATCAACATATCACCTTGTTGAGGTAAAAATCTAAACCATTCATACGTGCAATCTTTGGGGTATCTTACTTTTGTATAGCTAACAAAAGGATTAGGATTATAAAAATATAAGGGTCTGCTTTGATGATTACACCTGACAAAAATTACCCCCGATAAAATAGAATTTGGATGACTATGTTTTTTTAAAGAAGAGTCTTTACCCTCCACATTTATCCAAGAGTTGCCTATCTCACCAACCACATCAAATCCTGATCTAGTCGAATACTCCTTACTATATTTTAATATTTTTTTATCTAAACCCTTAACTTCAAAAATAAAATCAGAGTATTGTCCATAAGAAGAAAAAGCACTCTCTCCTTTTATGGCACCATGTTTGTGCAATAAACTTTCTTTATTTTTAAGGATGTCTAAAATTTTAACACGGTCGTCATCCGATAAAAATTTTTTAATTTGAAGAACTAAAGTTGGAAATAGTTTGTGTTCTTCTATCAACATGTTATTAAAAATAATTAAGATTTATGTTAACTCTAACTTTTTGATCTGTGCAATTTTCAGAATCGTGTGATAAATAAGGATCAAACAGTAAAATTCTATTCTCAATGCTATCTATTTTTATTTGTTCATTTAGTAATGTTCTACCATTATTTGTGTTTAAATAAAATATGGCTCCTTTGTGAGGATAATCATAATCAGTATGATAGCCGTTCGTTTTTTTAATATGCTGATTAGGATATAAGTTAGCTTTAATTCTAATTAAAGAATTTACATTAAGAAAAGATATTAAATTTTCTTTTATCAAACCATAGTATGGACTTAATGGTTTATCGTTTCCGTAAAAGAGATGTGTAAAATAAAACAACATATTCTCACTATTTTGATTTTGATAATTTACATCTGGATGATAAAACCAATTAAAGATATCTTTAAATACCAGCTCCTTTATTAAATTAAAATTTTTATTTGGTAAAAAATTATCTATTACTTGATAATTCATTATATATTCTAATATTCTTAATAAAATCGCTTGGTAATCCTAAGTGTGGTCTTGAATCATAAATATCTCCATCAAGTGGCGCACCAGTTTCAGTATACTTTTTAGTATTGTAGTGTACAAATACTTGAGCACAGTGATGACCTTCAAACGCTTCTCTCCAATGCTCTAGTTCTACACCTTGATAAATTAACATGTCCCCTGGTTTTAAATTTACTTTAATACCCTTAGCATTACTTGTTGTTGTGATTCCTTTTTTTCCACCACTAGATTCCGCCAAGCCTACATTTTCTTTAGGGCTTATATATATTGGCCAAGGATCCCCACCTAAATTTAATGTTGCAGATGTTTCACAACTAAATCTGTCTTTGTGTCTGTGTAGCACATCTCCTTTTTTGTAAATTCTTGCAAAGGAATAATTGGGGTTTAATTTTAATTTTGTTTTTTTCTCTATTAAAGATTGTAATTTCATAAGTAAAGTTTCCATAACCAAATCTGCGTAATGGGAATAAGTATTAGGAACTTGTTTATCGTTCCAAAAACCCCACTCTTTTGAAAATGGAGATATCCAGTTTTCTTTAAATAAAGTCATCGCCACTTTTTTTCTTAATAAGAAATAATTATAAATAAAATCTGTCATTTCTTTTGACAAAGCTTCTTTACAAACTAAATATTTATTTTTTTTAAATTTCATTTTGAACAGCCTGTAAGTTAAAATGCATAAACCTAAAATCATCTAACCCTGGATCAACAACATATTCATGAGCTATATAACCTGGAAATAAAATTAATGATCCTGGAGTGGGTCTTATATGAAAAGAGGCGTTAGCTTCTGTTATTTTTGTTCCATCTATTTCAGGTAACTTAGTTGCTAAAGCTCCTGATCTAGGGTCATGAAGAACTGGATAAGACGTTTTACCTGAACATTTTAAAAAATAAAAACCACTTACGTGTTGATTGTGATGTATATGACAAGAGTGATAACCTCCTCCTGCTTTAGGAAACTCTTGCACCCATAGTTCTGTAAAAGTTGGCACATATTTTTTTAAATCAAAACCAGACTCAACTAAAAAGTCTCCTGATAAAGTGCCTACGTAGTCTAAAAATTTATGAAACCTTTGATCTTTTAATAAGTTTTCAGAATGATTTACATATGAAAATTTTCCAATATTTTTATCATTTGGTTTTTTTAAATGCTCATCACATATATTATTAAATTCTTCTAAAAAGTTGTGATTGTGTGTATGCCAAACAGGTGTTTTAAAGTAAAAATTTTTAGCTACTTCAACTTCTTTTATTTCTATAATATTTTCTTTCATAATGTAATTTCGCTATCTGTATTTTGATATATAGTTCCTTTTGGAATTATATTAAAAGCTATTGAATATCTATCTTGTTTTGAGTTATTAGTCAATACCTCATGAGGAACAAAACTAGGAAAAATTATTAAATGATTATCTTCTATTATGTCAAAAGTCCACGTTCTTGAGTTGTATATATTATAGTCTATGACTCTATCCGACCAAAACGTTGGCTTTAATGAATGTAATTTTATTTTAAAATTTTTGTCTCCTACTGGATAATATACTCCAGTTAACCAGGAGTTTCCATGAGCATGCGCATCAGCTTTATTTCCAAACGTTGTTTTAGTAGCCCAACTTGTTGTATATTGAAAATCTGTATTCTGTCTTAATACATTAAATATATAGTCTTTTAAAATTTTATTTATTTCTTTTTCTAAAAAACTACATCTTTCTAAAAAATTAAAAGTATCACTAACCAAAGATCCTAATTTTTGTTTTCTTATTTTAAAATTAGTTTGTTTTAAAATGTTTAAAACTTTATTATTATCAACATTAATTTTTGTAAACGCCACTGCATCTCCAAACAACGGAAATAAGTTCATCTCCAAGGGACTCCATTACTCCACATAACTAAACTATGCCTTGTGCCTCTTGTTACAGGAGTCACTCTGTGCCATGAGAAAGATGGAAAAACAACTAGTGATCCTTTTGTTTTAACTTCTTTACATACTCTAATATTAGGGACTCCTTTACCCTTATTTAAAAAATCAAATTCTAATTCACCACCTTCATACTCATCAGGATTAGATAAAGACAAAGCAACAGATAATTTTCTATTCATCATTTTTCCATTTAATTTCCTGTCATATGTAAAAGCATCTTGATGCCATTCGTAATGTTGCCCTGGTTCATATTTAGTAAATTGAAGCTGTTCAGAAAACTCCCAATCAAAATTCCATTTAGCTTCTATGTTTGCTTTTTTAACAAACGGTACTAATTCTTTAAATAACCAAGCTGAGTCCATCCAGATAACGTTAGAGTTTCTGTTAGCAAGTAAATTGTTTTTTACTTTATTAGATTTTTCAACGTCCTCTTTAGTAATACCCTCTACAAACCCTATTTTTTCTTTATTTTGACTTCTTAAATAATTTGCCCATTTTAATACGTCATCGCAAACTCTATTTGGAATTGCTTCAACAAAACAACAATATTGTTTTTCTATAATCATTAGATGTAGGTAAAGGTTAAAGTTAAAAAAGTACTTGAATTTGTTGAATTATTCTTACTAATAAAATATTTTAAGTTTGAGGGAAACATTACAAAATGATTATCTTTAATAGGCGCATGCCAAGACCCACCTTTTCTTCTATTATCATTATACTCTATATTTACTATTGCATTTTTATCTGAAACGTCAACTCCATATACTAAAACATAATCTGGAGATTCTTTCATGTTTAACATATTTACTGTGTTTCTAGAACGAGAGGATTCATTAGTATTGTAAATATTAGACCAACATTTTTCTAATACTAAACTTCTACTAAACCTTAAATTAAAAAAATCTTTTATGTAAGTAACCAAAGGAATTACATATATAGTATCTAATATTTGATAATCATCGTAAGCGTGATCATAAATATTATCACTTACTGTTTTTTTTAAAAGAAGTGAACTTTGTATGGCATCTGCTTTAATAAAATATCTATCCATTTCAAAACCTTTTGGCATTTTGACTTCGCCATAATATAGAGCTTTTTCTGATAGTATTAACTTTCTCATTTATTGATAAACTATATTAAATATAAATTTAAAGTCAAACAGTTTAACTGTTTAACTGTTTAACTGTTTCTAGGACTTAAAACCCAATTTTGATTATTTTCATCCCACTCATAATGTTCTGCAAGAGCCTCATCTGATGGCTCTGGTTTAGCAACAGGAGGCTCCCATCTTCCAGTTGTTAAATTTAGTGTCCAACTTGGGTATGGTTGTGGTCTTCTAAATAAATCATTTTCAGGATCCCATATCCAACCTATGCCAGGATAATTTTTTCTAAATGCTTTTGATTGATCAGAACTTAAAGTAGCATTATCATGTTCATAATGTTTGCCAGCTCTTGTTCTGTAAGAACATTTTATCCATAAATGTTTAGGCCAATGATTATGTTTTTCTAAATGATATTGACCTTCTGATTCTATCTCAACTCCGTCTTTATCTTGGGTATCTTTGTCATCCATGTAAACAACTTGTAGAACTTCGTTGTCCTCTGATATCTTTGCAAAATGAGCCATAATTAACCTTGAAAAGTTCCCGGACTAGTAAAAGAGTGAATTGTATCATCTCCACTTGTTGTTACTGTCCCTGAAGTAGTGCTTGAATCTGCTGTGGCTCTTCTAATAATAACTACACCAGATCCTCCGCTTCCACCTGCTCCTATTGGAGATATTGTTCCAACAGATCCATCTCCTGAATTATCGGGTTGATTTGGAGAGGGGTTTCCACTTCCCTGACTATCTCCAGCGCCACCTGCCGCTCTTGTAACTGAAGATCCTGATATACAAGACGCTGCGCCTGATCCACCTGCTCCTGGTGAACCTGTTGTAGCATTTCCGCCAACTGCACCAGCACCACCACCGCCGCCGCCATGTCGACCAGA